TCAATAAAATCAGGAATATTGCCAAGGTCAGCAACTACTTTACTATACCACATGTTTCACCTGTTGTTCTAACCATGGAAATGTTTTTTTCCAATTTAAATTTCTTCTTTGATCTATATTATCAAAATTATTTTGATTTAACTGTCCGTAACTAGCTCGGTGGCAACTGCCAGAAATACCTGTGGTAAGGTATATTGTGCTCCAAGACCATTTTAATCTGCAGGCTGTTTCCGTTTTTATCGGAAAATATTTAACAGACATTAATAGTCGTCCTCGTCTTCTTCGTAATCGTCATCTTCGTAATCGTCCTCATTGAGTTCTTCGTGGTCTTTGAGGTAACTTGCCAAGGCTTTTTTAATATCACTATCGCTTTTAAAAGTAGACTTAATTTCATCTGCATCTACATCATTATCGATTAATACACTAACTACTGTTTCTGCCGCTTCGTCGCGATCTTGTGGATTAACATAACGTTTGAGTTCGTCCCAAATTTCTTTACTTAATTCTACTGACATTTTGGTTCCTCCATGATTTTGTCCTCATTACTTAGTTGGTCTATAGTTTTGTCTATTGTTAGAAAAATTTGTTCATTGAGTTCTTTAGTTGCATGATTAATTAACCCTTTGTTAAATTGAAAGTTTAAGACAATATCTTCTGTAATAAACTCTTCTAAATACGGAAGGCTTGAAATTACAATAACTTTTTTACCTTTCAAAATATCATTTATTCGAGTTCTTAGTAATTTATATGTGATTTCAAAGTATTCAACATCATAGTGATGTAAAAAAAACTTGTAAGCAGATCGTAGAGCCGAGTTAAAAAAATTCTTTAGTTTGTGATAATGATACTCGATATCTACTAACATCAAATCAGCATTGGCATGCAATACATCTTTATAATGTACTGGATGTTTGCGGGTATGAACTCTAAGAGGACTAGTATGTGATACAATAACTAAATCGTAATCATTCAAATTGTTAACCCCAACTAGTTGTTTGTATATCTTGTATTCGCTAACACCTGCTTGAGCTAGATTGGTCACAGAATATTTTTTTGCCAACAAATTTGGCCAGCCAGGATAATCCGTATACTTGGCTGACCAATCTGCGGCAAAGCTGTCACCAATTATTAAAATACGAAGTTTACTCATCTGCCGGTTGGTCTTCAGTGCTCACTGTTTCGCGCTGATTTGCAAAATCTAACATGACCTTATCCAAGCAACCATCTTCGTTGGATTCCCAGGCCTTGCGGAACTGTTTGATAATTTCACCATCGCTGGTAACAAACATCAAACGATTACCGTCTTTCTTAAGTAGGCCTTTTTTCTCTGCTAGGTCAGTTAGGCCTGAGTAGGGATTCATACCTGTTTCATACGGAATCTTGACCTGCATACCTTCGAACGGTTTAGCATAGCGAGTTTTCATTACCTTACAGCCGGCACGGATACCCATGACTTCGCTAATCTTGTTGCCATCTTCGTCTTCTTTGAGCTTCATTTTTTTCATGGCAACAACGATACTTGAAGCATAGATAAAACCTTGGCCGCCTGAGATCTTGTCGTCTGGATCAAACATGTCCTGACTGGCATAGGTATGATTGGTGCATACCATGCCCACATTGTAGCCACCAAACATATTAACCGAGTTACGGACCAAGGCTGTAAGTGCCTTGGGCTTACGACCCATGTCGCCCTTCATATCGCCTGCTTCGAATTGATTAACATCAGTTGGTGTTAATAACATACCCAAGGAGTCAATAACCCATAAGACCTTCATACGCTCGCCATCCGGAAGTGCTTTATAGTCAATCATGAATGTTGAAATGGCTTTGGCCACATCATCAATCATGCTCATGTTTAATTTAAGCAACTTGTCTGCACTGGTGTCTACGCCAAGTGCGTGAAGCCATGTTTCATCCAGTGCGTTTTCTGTGTCAACCAGGATGACAAAGATGCCTTGTTCCTGTGCATTCTTAACAATGTTGCCGGAACAAATGTAGCTTTTACCTGCGCCAGATTCTCCTGCAAAAACTGTGATCTTACCTAAGGGAATACCTCGATTAAAATCTCCGGAGATAAGATAGTTCAAGGCAAAGTTGCCTGTGCTAATCCAATCAGTTGGATCATTAAAACCGATACTAAGACCATCGATGCTCTTGGTGATATCCTTGCGGAATTTTGATATATCAAATGGTTTTGCCATAATTGCCTTCCTTTAGTTAGTTATTTCTATTGTAACTGGTTTTAACAAATAAAACTAGTTTTATGTTTCCATTTTCAACATCTGAATTCACATTTGTTATTTCTAAATGTTCACAACTAATTCCGTATTGCTTTAATTCTTTAATCTGAGTTGCCACCATGTCATGTACAGAAAACTGTAATCTATCATAATACATGTGCCAGTCTGAAAAACTTAAATAAATTTTACCTGGTTCTTTAAGCCAATTTAAAAGATTTGGTTTATTGCCGGCTCTACATATTCCTGGATTGATTAAAAAATCTAATATACTGCAATTGTATTTTAACGAAATTGGATTAATCATTACTAAGTTATCAAATTTGGTTCCAAAATTGACCGTTGAGTTTGCAAGAGTGCTCATTCCGGCAACATTAACCGGACATTGAGCAAACTCAATAACATGTATGTTTGGCATAAAATCTTTAAAAAACATACCACCACTATCAAACACCACTGTCGTTCCTACACAATCTTCAATTATAAATTTAGACCACGGATCACAATGTTTTTTTTGCCTATGGCGATTTTGAATCCACGAGTCCCATTTATAAAGATTTTGTTTCCACATCTTGTATCTAACTGTACGCTTTAGTTTCATTTTTTATTTCCATAAAAAATACTTAATATTTGGGTGAACAAAAATATAATTTGCCCCTTCTATCATTGATCCGTTAGAGTTAGCAACTGCTATTGGATAGTCTATTACAGTGCTATATTCTTCTATCCGGGTTGCAAAGTCTAGATTTTTTTTAAAGACTTCACTGATAGTTTTACTATATGCATCGTTAATCAGTGGCACAACTATATCAGACTCAAGATAATAACTTAGTGCAGCTATGTATATTCCAACACGACTTTTATTATAGCAATTACGATATAAAGAAAATAATTCTGACAATGGTTTTTTGCTTAACTCAATATCGGTTATTATATAAAAATCTGCAATTTCGTCATTTACACACTGATATGTATTGAGCATATCTTTTAATCCGTAATGACAATAGTCAAAATTGATTTTTAAATTTAACGGTTGTAGTATTTCTGTAACAACCATATCCGGATTAATATTTTGCCACCCCTGATAATCTTTTTGTAATTTATACCAGTCGTGATATCGTTTAGCCATGAAAAATTTCTCTCAGAGATTGTATACGAGTAGGATGGGATATTAGCAACTTTAATTCAACATGCGATCTATTGTAATAATCTAACAGCATTGCGTGACACATTGCAACCTCATAAAAAGACAAATCAATTTGATAGTCGTTGTCTGTGGTTATAATGTCATTTACTATGTTATTGCACTTGCTGATCCTGTCATAATACATTTGGTTTGACTTTGCAATTTGATTACAAAAATAAACTACGCGGTCGTTCACTGGAGTAAATCCACAATTTTTAAGCCAATTAACTATGTCTGGTATGTTGTTCCAATAGTTAACTATATCTAGTACACAATCGGCGTCAACCAACCAATCATTGTCATTTTTGATTTTATCCATAATTGTTATTGATAATATTTCCAGTTGTTCTCCATAGGTTTCGCCGATTTGTTTGTACACAACCGGACAACCAAAAGTTGGTTCGTCATTGACCCATTTTGTTAATCCCATCAACAAAATTAAAAGTTTTCCAAATATACTTTTTGAGGTGGAACTGGCAACAGTATTGCCCAAAGTTTTTTCTTGGGCTATATCACATTCTGGATGCCTGATATTAAACAAGTTTTCATCAGGTAAGTAGTGGTGTAAATTTTTGCCGTGATACGAAGGGGGGAAATCTTTCCTCCCTTCGTAGGTACAACATTCAATTAAAGCTGCTGTAGCATGCCCTAATGCACCGTTATGATAACACAAAATAACCATTAATTACTGCTTCTGACGAGCGCGGATCATTGCTAAAATGTCTTGAGCTTTGTCGGTTGATGGTTTAGCTGCTACAGGCGCTGACGCAACTGCTGGTTCGTCATCAAATTCACTTGATGCTACCGGCGCTGGTTTAGCTGCAGGAATATCTTCATCTGCATCGACTGTTGCCGGTGCTGGTGTAGAACTACCTATTGGAGCCGCAACGCCTGCTGGGCGGAAATACTGACCCCAACGATCGGTGTCATAGCTTTGACCGTCAACTGATGCTTCGAACATTTCTTTGATAACTTTCAACTCTACTTCGCCTGGTTTCTTAGGCAAGAATGAGGAAAGATCAAACAGGCCGTGTTCAGCAATGGCCGCCTGTTCAGCTTCAGTTAAGGCTGTTTCTTTACGAGCCCATTTAGAACCTGAGTAGTCAGCAAAGCCACCCTTGGCACCTTTACTAATACGGAAGTCCAGGCCACGCAGGTAGTCGGTTGGCAATTCTTCTAACTCTGGATCCATTAGGGCTGATTTAATTGTTGTAAAGATCTGAGGACCAATGATGAAACGACGGATTGGGTTGGCTGGAGCCTTGTCGTCACTAAGAGGATTCTCGCGCACAAAGCCTTGGAAAATGTAACTGCGTTTTTTCCAATACTTACGACCCATTTCTTCTAAGGATTTGTCTTTGAACCAAGTGCGAACTTCTGTAAGCACTGGGCAAGTCTCACCATACATCTCCATACAGGGAATCTGGACCATAACTTGTTTGGATTCCATTTCGCCCTTGACGCCATTAAAAGGAAGGCGTATCATGCTGCGTTCTTGCCAAAAGAATGTGTTCTTTGTATTACCATCTGGTAGAAAGCGTAGTGTTGCGCTGTCTCCTTCGGCCATATTCCAATGGGGGTAAATTGAATTATCTCCACC